ACTTTCCACTCTTCTGCATCCTGATCGTATCTCAGACCAAATTCCTCATATGCTTCAATCCTGTCAACAATGTCTGCTTCGAGAGTTGCGGAGAATGATGTAGTGAAAGCAGGTATAACTGCATTGATCACTGATCCATCTGGTATGATGTCATTTATGGTTACTGGCCCTGTTCCATCCTCAAGATTACCCACACCTGCATTTGCACCATCTAGAACAACTGCACCAATCTTGGCCCATGCCCTATCTTCAGCATTGTCTGTTCCTGCTGTTACTAACTTGTTGTTTAGGAATTCCCTAGTATCAGGCGACGTAAATTTAATCAGTGAACCAACTTTTGCATATTTCAAATTTGATGTTGCAGAATCTCCAACAACCAATGCTCCACCTGATGTGAAGTATCCTGTGTTGGTGTTTGTTGATGTCGTAGTGGAGTTCCACGTTGCACTCAGATTACTGAGATCCTTAGTAGCATACTTCAGGTAGTAGAACTGTCTGGCATATGCTTCTTTTAATTTTGCCTCTACTGATACATCAATCGTTGACTGTATTTCGCTCCTGTTGTTGAATGAGAATGTAAACTGCTGTGTGCTTTCTTCCCTGTACAACATTCCGTCTTCCGCAAACACGTTCACGTTCGAGTACGCACCTGTCGGATCCAGCACCTCCTTGGCCCTTGATATTCCTGATGCTGACCTGTTCACAGATCTCACTTTCACAATCTCCTGTGATACTGACAGAGGTACCACCTGGTAGTCCTCGGCAGTGATCATCCTGTTCTGTGAATAGTACACCTGTCCTGCTTTTTCCTTGATCGAAGCGTTTGATTCTGTTGCGGCACTGTTGTACACTGATGATTTTAAACCCACTGTTATTGTCAGTGTCTGTTGTGCACCATTGGCATCTGTGTATGGCACAGACACTGTAATGCCCTGCATGTCCGCCGGTTGTATTGCAAACTTGGCATTGTCACTAACTCTGTGATATGCTCTGAATGTACCCAATGGTAAGTTTGAGAAGTTACCATCGCCAAACACAAGGTCAATGGCATCGTTTGCTCTCGTTACAACATTATAAGTATTTCGTTCTGCTTTTGACAGCGAGTTGTAGATTGCATTGTTTCCTGACAGTGATGGTACCTTGGTCCACTCTTCTATCAGCTGTCCAAACTGGTCCAGTCTGTACAACCAAACATCTGTGTCATTGACATTTGAAGCGGATAAACTCTTGATGTAATTGGTTACGGCAGTTTCCACTGCAAAATTTATCTGTTGCATCGATCCCTGTTTGAAGAGGAAGAAGAATCCTGTATTGTTAGAGCTGTCTCCCGATCCATCCGACCTGTAGGTGTATGTCAGCCCTGTTCCTGGCACCGGTGATGACTCATATATTGACTCTGAATTGTTTATCGTGCTTGATACTATCTCAAACTGTCTACTGACACCGCCAACATCCTTGTTGAAAGAGAATATTGGAAGATCTGTTTGGTTTGAACTCAGTGTATAGACTGCTGTTGATATGCCACCTATATCTCCTGACTCCCTGGGTGAGCCAAAAAGTTGTCCCGTCTGGTTGGCCGCATTCAGTATTGAGGTAAACTGCTCTCTGTAATTTGAATTTGCACTATCATTCCATATAATGTTTGAATTTGCTAGGTTCGTTCCTGTTGAATCTGCAACGTCCTGTGTTGTAGATATAGCATCAATCTTTAGAAGTCCTGTTGCTGGTAGGTTTCTCTTTGCATTGTAGTTGATCAGTCTTGCTAATCTTAGAACTGAATTTCTTCTTTCTGCTGTTTCTAAAAAGTTTTCTCTGGCATTCAAATCAACTCTGAATGAAAGTGCTTGTGCCACATAAGCAATTAGATCAATTAGTGCAACGTATTCAGAACTCTCAACGAAGTCATTGAAATCATCTGGATAGTTTTCACGTAGGTACGCCACCATGGTCCTTCGAAGTGTCTCGAAGTCGTAGCTTTTGAAATCTGCCTGTTGGAATGACTGGTAGATTTTTCTCCAATCTTCGGCAACTAGTAATCGGTTCTGTCTATCTGTTGTGGCCATAATGTATCAATGTGTTAACAATGATATTTATGTGTTAGGAAATGTGCGTACTTTAAGATAGGCGCAACAGTGAGTCTTCATCAAAGTTGAATCTCAGTTTCTCAGTGATGTTCAAGGGAACATACGTGATAGTCGCCTGTATGGCTATGCCCTTGTCTGCTTCAGACACCAGTATCTCCTCAGTGGATATACGTGGATCTGCGTTCAGATTGGCTGTGATGTCCTCGACAATGGCGTCTTTGAGTGCCTCTGTGAATGGTTCAAAAATAGCATCGTATATTATGGTGCCGAATTCTGGATTCTCCACCCTCTCGCCCTTACGTATAGATAACCTGTTTATGAGATCCTGTTTGGCCACCTCAAAGTCGTACAGCTTGAAGTTCTTCTTGTCCGCCCTGGAACTGAAGCCTTTGAAGGTAACCGAATTGTTGCTATTGCCTGAGCCACTTCCGCTACCACTATCTCCGTATGCCATTAGTTCAATCTCCTAAATTCAACATCCACCTTGCTGTAATCCACCATGTAGAATCCTGTGTCTGTCATTTGTCTAGCCCATGGAACTTCCTGTGCCATCACGCCCTCGTATGTTCCATCTAGCTGTTTGTATTTAAACGAATATATGTTGATGCCTGTTGGTGACTTGCCAACTAATTGTATGTCTTCTTTCAGTCTAGCATCACTGAATTTAAATCCTGAGAAGAAGGATCCTACTGCCTGTCCAATCCCACTGCTGGCTATGGAACTGCCCAACGAACCCAATGTTGCGAAAGATCCTGTTCCACCAAGAGAGATGCCCCCGACCGACTTCATCAAAGTGGAGAATCCCGATGCCTGGAAGCTAGGACCATAACCACTGTTTTTGAAGAATTTCGATGCCGTACTTGCTATGCTAGATATCTGTGACACATTTGTGATGTTGCCTGCCATGACATTCTTGTACACGTTTGTGACCGTGCTTATGTCGTTTGCCACTGATCCTAAGTTTCCTATGTTTAGGTTTCCTGTTATGCCCTGTACATTTTTCAACACTTGATTTAGACCTGTGCCATATACGTTTCCGCTTGTCCCAAATTCATCTAAAACGTTTCCTCCGCTACTGCCCCCCAGTGAGAACAACTTCCCGGCATTGTTGACGAACACGTTGTCCTTGAACAACTGCACAGCACCGTTACCGGATATGCTGTCTATCACCTGGTTGGTCAGCTGTGTCGTTATATTGCTTTTGACACTGGCTATTGTGTCGTTGATGTTGAAATTCTTCAACTTGTTGGATATGCTTTCTATATCTCTGAACGTGCCCTTGGCCTGGTTTATCACGTTGAATGTCTTGTCATATTTGGTTCCGAACTCTGTGATCAACTCTCGTGCCTTGACAGCACTCGTGGAATTACCCATCTTGTCTTTTAGAAATCTTTCCGAGTCTGCCTGGAACTGGCCAAGCCTGATGCTCTCTATGGCTGATATCCTATTTTTCTGTTCCATGTACTCCACCGTGCCTGGTGTGCTGGAAAGCCTGTACCACTGTTTGGTGTCCAGACGATCGCCCAGTGGATCCGAATCTGGTAGTATACCTTCCGAAGTGAAAGCCTTGAATCTCGGCAGTGGCTCGTGTGTGATGAATCTGTGTACTGTCGTCTTTGTTTTCTTGGTGAAAGATTGCAGTGGTTCTAAGCCCTTCTTGGCCAGTTCCACATCTCCCTCTTCCCTGGGTGTCATTCCCACCTTGTCCGTGGTCAGCCATTTTGGCCCCCATCCTGGACTCGCACCTGTTGAGTTCATGTGTACCTGCGATCCTGCCAGGTGTATTGCTCCACCGGCCCCATGTAGTTGTGTGCCTTCTGTGAATGATGTCAATCCATCCCTTGCATAGTCCCTTATGGATCCTGCCTGTGAGCTGTTGAATATTCCTTTGTCCCCCATGTTGAACATGGCCGAGGCCGACTGTATCATG